TGATAAAGAAGAAGTATACTTAATGGATAAATTAGAAGCTGACCCTCAATTAAGTATAATTTTTGATAAGCTAATGAATACAGCTACAGAATTTGCAGGATCTGGTCCAGTTGAAGGACCGGGTTCCGCAGTCTCCGATTCGATACCCGCAAGGTTATCTGATGGAGAATTTGTTGTTACTGCAAAAGCAACTGACGAAATAGGTTCTGATAACTTAGAGTCTATGATGAGAGATGCAGAAGCTGCTTCAGATCAACGACAAATGGCGCAAGCAGGAGGAGTAATCCGTGAAGACCTTAAAGATGATAAAGATGATGATATCAAAAAAGGTATGATGGGAGTAAATCCTCGTATGCAAATGGGATAAAGCTACCCTATTTATAGGCACTTTATCAACTTTAGTAAACCCGAAAGGCTACCTTTACAAGACAAGCCCTGCTTATGTTGGCCTTTAAGCAGCCACCTTTGTTAAGAAAGCCCTGAGTAGGAGAATAGAAAATGACCGAAATAACTGAAACAGAGGAACAAGCAAACCCGTATAATCAAAAGAAATCTTGGCATAACGTGAAAGAACAGCAGTTTATATCTGCTGATAATCCTTATTTTGAAGATCCTGCCGAGCAGGAAATAAATTCAAAAGAGGATAAGCCAGAAGCAAAGGAAGCTAAAAAGGATAAACCTTATAAGCGTCCTAATTATAAAAAACGTTACGATGATTTAAAATCACACTATGATCGAAAACTTAATGAGTTTAAGACTAGAGAACAGGAACTTATAGAAAAAGCTACTCAAAATAAAGCTTCTTATAAAGCTCCTAAAACTGTAGAAGAACTTGAACAATTTAAATCTAAGCATCCTGATATTTTTGAAGTAGTAGAAACTGTAGCTCATATGCAAAGTGAGGAAAAGGCAAAAGTTCTAGAAGAACGTCTTTCAGCCCTCCAAGACAGAGAAACAGAACTAGTACGAAAAGATGCAGAAAAAAGATTAAGGGATAATCACCCTGATTTTGATGATATAAGAAATAGTGAGGATTTTCATTCATGGGCAAAATCACAACCTGATTCTATCCAAACGTGGATTTATAATAATGCTGGAGATGCTGATCTTGCTAGTAGAGCTTTAGATTTATTTAAAAAGGATATGGGAGTAGGTACTTCTAAGAAAGTTAAAAAGTCAGCTTCTAGACAGTCCAAAAAAACTGCTGCCGATATGGTATCTACTAAAACAACTACAGTAGATCCTCGACAGGATAAAATTTGGACAGAAAGGGAAATAGCTGCTATGCCTATGGAAGAATTTGATAGATTTGAAGATGAAATTAATCAAGCTATTTCAGAAGGTAGAGTAGTAAAACAATAATTAACTTACTTTAAGGAGGAAATCAAATGGCATATAATCAATCTGATCAGTATTTTGAGCCTAGCACAGATACTGATGCCAACTTTGCTAACTCCACAAGTGGGCAAAATAATTCGTTTTTCCTTCCGGCAGTCTACTCTAAAAAGGTTCTCAACTTCTTTAGGAAGGCTTCGGTTGCGGAAGCGATTACAAATACCGATTATTCGGGTGAAATTGCCAACTTCGGAGATTCAGTAAAGATTATTAAAGAGCCTGAGATTACTGTGTATCAGTACGAACGTGGTGCAGACGTAACTCAGACAAAGCTAACTGACCAAGAGTTGACGCTTGTTGTCGATACGGCTAACGCCTTTAAGTTCAAAGTGGACGACATTGAAAGTAATATGTCCCATGTGAACTGGCGGGAAGTAGCCTCATCTTCAGCGGCGTATGCTCTTAAAGATGCTTTCGATGAGGGCGTTATTGCTGCTATGTTTAGTGGAGTGTCAGCTTCTAGTCCAAACCATATTTTAGGTTCGGATAATGCAACTGACCTTGCTGCTGGTACATTTGACGGTACAGGTAATCTAGATATCGGTTTCGCTGGATCAGAGCATGATCCTCTAGATGTTTTAGGACGTATGGCTCGTCTTTTAGACGATTCAAATATTCCTGAAGAGGGGCGTTGGTTTGTAGCTGCGCCTGATTTCTATGAGGTTCTTGCTGGTACAGCATCAAAACTGCTATCATCAGATTACAACGCTGGTCAAGGTTCGATCAGGAATGGTCTAGTAACTTCTGGCAAAATTCGTGGATTTAGTATGTACAAGTCTAATAACATTGCAAGCACATCTAATGCTGCTGGCAAATGTATTGCTGGTCATATGTCTTCTACGGCTACTGCACAGACAATTACTAGTACAGAAGTCTTACGTGATCCAGATTCGTTTGGGGACATTGTACGAGGACTCCATGTTTATGGGGCTAAAGTACTACAGTCTAGCGCACTCGTTTCTGCGTTTTACGGTATTGACTAATCAGATTTGGGAGTCTGCAAAGGCTCCCTTTTCTTTAACTTAATAATTAAATAATGGAGAAAAATTATGGCAAGTCCAGTTATTGAAATAAGAGACACAGGCCGAAACTCGGCTAGAACAGGAGATGTTCGTGATCTCGCTGACAATGTAGTCAGTTCTTGGACATCAACAACGACAGGTACTATTGCAGTTACAGACGATACCAATACTGATGTCAGTTTTACGCAACCAGCAGATACGATTCTTCGTAATCTGATTGCTATTCCAGCAGGTAACATTGTTACAGGCGGTAGTAGTGGTAATGACGTAGACTTCTCATTAGGAACTTCTTCGGGTGGTACTCAAATTATTGCCACTGAAGCTATTCTAGATGATGGTGGTTCAGCAGTTACTTGGTCAGCTAATGCACCTTTGTATCTTATTCAAGATTCACATGGTCATGCAGCTAATGCGTTTGTTAGTACTAGTGTTACGGCAGGTGTCGTAGGTGGTCCTGCAACTTCAGAAGCAATTGTTATTGCTGCTACATTGTATTCGGCTTCAGCTAGAACTTTGTATGCTAGACTCACTCCGATTGGGGCTGATCTTGCAACGGCTGCAACAACAGTCACCTTCTTGGCTGAGTTCTTACATCTTGGCGTATTGCCTGATTAAGCAAAGATCTAGTTAGATGCCACAGTTAGGAAGCGATAAAAATCCTATTGTAATGAACCATAAGGGGAAGAGTACCCGTACTTTAGGACTTTTAGGGAGGCAATATTCTGGAAATAATATGGAAAACTATAAAAACAATTATGACAGAATATTTAAAAATAAAGTAAAGGTAGGAGAAAATAATGCCTGAATTAAAATATGGTAGTGTTGTAAATTATCCAGATATTACAGAAATGGAAGGTTATTACGACAATTCTGAAGATAAACAAAATCGTGACTCAGATGAAAAACAAGGTGTAACTGATAATAAAGAATCAGACTAATGGCTACTACATATCTTACATTAACAAATGAGGTTTTACGGGAGCTTAATGAAGTTCAATTAACATCTTCTAATTTTTCTGATGCTATAGGAATACAAGCCTTTGTACAAGAATCAATTAATAGATCATTGAATGATATAGCAAATGAAGAACCTCAACTTCCTTTCTTTGCCGCAGCAGCTAGTGGAGGTACAGATCCGTTTTATGGAAATGTTACTGTTGCTAGTGTAGAAGGTCAGCGATGGTATACTTTAAAATCTGGTAGCTCTAGTATAACTACAGATTATTCTTCTATAGATTGGGATGATTTCTATATTACAACGATTAGTGTATCTGGAGAATCAGCACCTTATGTATCTAAAAGTTTAAAATTTATTACATTATCTGATTGGCGTAGGTATCTTAGAGATTCCGAAAATGCAGATGATGCAGATACTCAAGTCTATGGCGAACCTAAATATGTAATAAGAAGTCCTGATCATAGAAAGTTTGGATTAAGTCCTATACCAGATAAAGTATATAATGTACATTTTTATGCTTACACAATACCTACAGCTTTATCTGCTCATGGAGATGCAATAGTTCTTCCAGATCAATATTCGCCTATTATATCAGCTAGAACTAGATATTATGTTCATCAATTCAAAGATAATCTTCAACAAGCAGCTTTTGCTTTAGAAGATTACAAAAAAGGAATGAAGAATATGAAATCTAATTTAATTAATCCACAACCAAAAGTTATGTCAGACGATAGGATTTATTTCTAATGGCAGCATCTCAACCCTTTTCTATTGCACTTCAAGGTGGTTTAGATAAAGCTAGTAATGCAATAGATCTTACTCAAAAGCCGGGAGTAGCCACAAGGCTTAGTAATTTTGAAGTCTCTACCAGAGGAGGCTATAGACGTATTAATGGCTATACTCAGTTTGGAGATGGGACAAGACCAAATAGTTCTAATGCTGTATTAGGAATGCACGTTTACGGAGATGGAGTTATAGTTGCATCAGGTACAAACTTATACTTTAGTCAAGACGGAGATAGTTGGCTTCAAATTAATAGAGATAGTGTAGCTGGTGGTGGAGATAATTATAGTACCTTTACAGGGCGTAGTGCACTTGCTAGAACAAGTCAAAGTAAAGCACACTTTGCTACTTATGAAGGAAATACTGCTTATGGAGAAGTTATTGTAACTGACGAAGGTTCTGGAGCAAAACCCTTTTATTTTAAAATGACAGGGACTGATTCAGCTTTAAGTAGTAGAACTTATTTTGCTAAAGAAATAACAGTTAGTGGCACACATTATCCTAAATACTGTGTAATACATGATAAGCATTTAGTAGTTGCTGGAGCAGCTACAGCTTTAAATACTATATTTTATAGTGGAACAAGTGATATAGATGATTTTACATCTTCAGGTTCTGGTAGTATTGTATTAGATGATCAAGTAGTAGGTTTGAAATCCTTCCGTAATGAGCTATTTATATTTTGTAAAAACTCAATTTATAAATTACAAAATATAAATGATTCAAGTAATATAGCGGTAACGCCAGTTACGAAAAACGTAGGCTGTGTAGATGGTAAAACTATTCAAGAGTTTGCAGGAGATCTTATTTTCTTAGCACCTGATGGATTTAGAACTATTGCAGGTACAGCTAGAATTGGTGATATAGAATTAGGAACTGTAAGTAAAGCTATTCAACCTCTTATAAATGATATTATAGGAAACACAGCTACTTTTGAATATAGTAGTGTTGTTCTTAGAGATAAGTCACAGTATAGATTATACTATAGTACATCTTCAGCTTCTACAGCTAACTCAAAAGGTATTATAGGTACTTTAACGTCCAGAGGATTTGAATGGTCTGAAACACAAGGAATACAAGCTTGTGCTATTGCTTCAGGATTTAACTACTCAGGGAAAGAAAAAAGATACCACGGAGATAGAACAGGTTATATTTATAATCACGATACAGGAAATGATTTTAATCCTGCTGGAACTTCTACAAATATATTAGCAGAATATCAGTCACCTGATTTTGATTATGGAGACTTCGGAACTTTAAAAACTTTAGACCATGTTAAAGTTTCTTTATTTCCAGAGGGAGCAGTTGAGCCTACACTTAGAGTTCGCTTTGATTACGACAGTACAGACAGATTACAACCTACTGATGTAGGAATTATATCTGCGACACCTTCAGTTTTTGGAGATGCTTCAGCCCTTTTTGGAACAAGTACTTTTGGCGCACCGGAGCAACCTTTAGTTAGGTCTTCGTTACAAGGAAGTGGACACAGTAACTTCTTTAAAATATTTAGCGAAGATACAAAAGCTCCTTATACCATCAATGGATTATACATTAATTATAGACCTTCAGGAAGATTATAATGGGAACAACTTATACACGACAGAGTTCGATAGCTGATGGTGATACAATCACGGCTGCGCTTTTCAATAACGAATATAACCAAATACTAAACGCCTTTGTTTACGCATCTAGCGGAACAACCGGACACCAACATGACGGTACTGCTGCTGAAGGTGGTAATATTCATACGATAGGCGATCAGGATTTTCTTAATAAAATTGTAGCAGATAGCTCTAATAATCGTTGGGGCTTCTTTGTAGAGGTTTCTTCTGCTGCTGTCGAACAAGTACGAATACAAGATGGAGCTATTGTACCAGTTACAGATAACGATATAGATCTAGGTACAAGCTCACTAGAATTTAAAGATGGTTACTTTGATGGAACTGTCTATGCAGATGCTATAAACTTTAATGGTACTGCAATTTCAGCCACGGCTGCTGAATTGAATATTATGGATGGTGTAACAGCCACTACAGCCGAATTAAATATTATGGACGGTGTGACTGCAACAGCTACTGAACTTAATATAATGGATGGAGATACAAGTGCTACGTCTACAACACTAGCAGATGCTGATAGGGTTGTCGTTAATGATGGTGGCACGATGAAGCAAGTTGCTTTGACAGACTTTGAAACTTATTTTGAAAGCTCTATAGACACTATAGCAAACTTTGAAGTCACCACAGAATTACAAACTCCGCTTATTGCATTTACAGATGGCGATGATGCTATTCAGATTGCAGATGGTGGTGGAGTTACAATGGCTGCTGGCCTTACTTCTACGGCAGCAGCAAACTCATTAGGAGCTACAAGCTTTAATGATGCAGATATTACTAATGTAGGAGACATACAACTAGATTCTATTACAGGTGATGGAGACACTAATACAAGTGTAACCTTCTCAGGCTCTGATGTTATTACAGTAACAACAGGCGGTGAGACACAGATCACTTTTAATAATGGAACTATCCTTCCAACAACTGATAATGACATTGATCTAGGTTCTAGCTCTTACGAGTTTAAAGACCTTTATATAGACGGTACAGCTAATATAGATTCTTTAGTAGCTGATACGGCTGACATTAACGGAGGTAGTGTAGACGGAGCTACTTTAGGCACTAACAGTGCAATTACACAAGCTGTTATTGACAATGTTAATATCAACGGAGCTACGATAGGTCATACAGACGATACAGATCTTATTACTCTTGCAGACGGTGTAGTTACAGTCGCAGGAGAATTGGATGCTACTACATTAGATATATCAGGTAATGCTGATATTGATGGTACTCTTGAAGCCGATGCTTATACAGTCGATGGAACTACATTGGCTGAATATATTGCAGACACAGCAGGAGCAATGGTATCAAGTAATACTGAAAGCGGTATTACAGTTACTTATCAAGATGCTGATAATACTATAGACTTTTCAGTAGATGCAGCACAGACAGGTATTACATCTATCTATGCTACTGATCTAATAATGGGTGAGGACTCTCAGACAGCAATAGATTTTGGAACAGCAAATGAAATTGATTTTAAGGTAGATAACGCTGCTAGACTCACACTTACATCAGGAGCTTTATATCCTGTAACAGATAACCAAATAGATCTTGGAACAAGCTCATTAGAATTTAAAGATGCTTTCTTTGATGGTACTGTAACTTCAGATGCTTTTGCAGGGCCGTTGACAGGCGATGTAACTGGAACATCTTCTAAAGTTACAGTCACAGATAGTACAGCCAATACAAATTTCCCTGTAGTTTTCCATGACGAGTCTGACGGACTTTTAGACGACACAGGAGCTTTACGATACAATCCAAGCACGGGAGAACTACTAGTACCTAAACTGACTGTAGCAGGTACAACGACTACAGCAGATACAGTTACAATGGAAGCTTCTAATGCTATAATCTTTGAAGGAGCTACAGCAGATGCACACGAAACTACGCTATCTATTGTAGATCCTACAGCAGACCATACACAATACTTAATTAATCAAGGTGGGTATATACCTGTTCTAGCAGCAGCAACTACGACTGCTATCACTTCTACTCCTGCTGAACTAAATGTTCTTGATAATGTAACGGCAGGGACAGTATCTGCTAGTCTTGGAGTTGTTGTAGATAGTAATAAAGACATAGGCTCATTTAGAAATGTTACTTTAACTGGAGAACTAGATGCAGGAAGCCTAGACATATCAGGCGATGCAGATATAGACGGCACGACTAATTTAGATGCTGTAGATATTGATGGTGCTACTCAGATTGATGCTACCGTTACTGTTGGTGTAGACGATACTGGATACGATGTGAAATTCTTCGGGGCTACGTCTGGAGCTTATATGCTTTGGGACGAGTCTGCTGATGATTTGAAATTGGTAGGTGCAGCAGGTCTAACGGTTGCTGGAGATATTGATGTAGACGGCACAGCCAATCTCGATGTAGTAGACATTGATGGTGCTGTGGATATGGCTTCTACGCTACAGGTTGACGGAGCCATTACTTCTTCTGACGGAATGGTGCTTACCACAGCCGATAACACAGATACTTTACAGTTAATATCTACAGATGCAGATGCAAATAGCGGCCCAAATCTTAATTTCTACAGAAACTCCTCTAGTCCAGCAGATGATGATCTTACAGGAGGTATCACTTTTAATAGTAGAAATGATAACTCTCAAGATTTTCAAGCTGTAAGAATAAGGTCATATTCTACAGACGTTTCTGATGGAACTGAGGATAGTGCATTAGATATAGCTACTATGACAGCAGGTGTTTTAGGTAATAGATTGGACATTTTGCCTACTGAAACTATTATTAACAATGGATCAATAGACGCTGACTTTAGAGTTGAATCAAATGGACAAACCCATGCTTTGGTTGTCGATGGTGCTTTAGATAATGTTGGTGTTGGTTATTCTGCTGCACACACAGCAACTAACAAAGGAGTAGCGATTTTAAGTGGTGGTGCTGGTGGCGGTATTCAGATAAACCGAGAAGATGGTAGTTATCCTAGCTCTGGAGAATCATTAGGTTCCATAGGTTGGAAAGGTGCGGATAGTGCTAATACTAATGCTGCCGCAGGAGCATCTATAGCTGGTATTGCTGCTGAAAATTATAGTGGCAGTACAGAAGCTACAGATTTAGCTTTTAATACTAAACCAACAGGAACTGGCCCCGGTTCTGCTCCAACAGAAAGGATGCGTATTACTTCCGCTGGCAAAGTAGGGGTAAATTGCACAAGTCCTCAAACACAGTTTGTTGTACAACATTCTGATGGTGGAAGTGGTATTGAATTATCAATGGGTGCTTCGTTGAACTATATTCAATCTTACAGTAGATCAGCCTCTGATTATATAACCTTAAAAATTGATGCTGAAGATATAAGATTTGGCACTAATGATGGTACTGAAAGAATGCGTATTCTTTCTGGTGGAAACATATGTATAGGTAGAACTAATGCTACTTTTAATGATACCGCAGGAATAAATTTAAACCCTGGATCAGACAGTGCCTTTATAAATGATGGACAATGTTTATCTTTAAATAGAACAGGAAGTCATGGAGTCATTACAGGCTATTACTACGATAGTTCTAGTGTTGGGACTATAAGTACAAACGCTAATTCCTTGCCGTCTGATAGAAACTTTAAAAGAGATATTAGTGATTTAGATTTAGGTTTAAATCTAGTAAATAAATTAAAGCCAAGCCAATATAACTACAAGATTGATAGTGAAGATTGTCCTAAAATGTATGGCTTAGTTGCACAAGATTTAGAACAATCTTTAGAAGAGGTAGGCATAGAAAAAAACAGTACATGGTTATTACAACATGAGCCTAATGAAGATGAAAAACAATCGGATTATAATTTAGATTATTTGAAACTGACTCCTATTTTGATTAAAGCTATTCAAGAACAACAAGAACAGATTGAAGCTTTGCAGTCTGAAATTAATATACTCAAAGGAGGAGACTAATGGCAATATCTTATGCATGGGATGTGAAAACTGTAGATACTTATCCTACAAAAGATTCTAAAGCTGATGTAGTTCATAACGTACATTGGAGACTAACAGCTACAGACGGCTCTAATAACGACTCGGATGGGAATCCACAAACTGCTACAGCAATAGGCACTCAACCACTAGATACTTCAGACTTATCAAGTTTTACAGCTTTTGCTAGTCTTAATTCTGCAACGGTTCAAGGATGGGTAGAAGCAGCTTTAACCTCTGATAAAGTTGCTGAAATTAAAACAAATCTGAATGCTGAAATAGCTAAAAAAGTTACGCCAACATCAGTACAAAAAACAATAGGATAATTTATGGAACTTTCAGCTTACATACTTTGGAACGGCTTTATAACTTTGGTACTAGCTCCTATTTTTTACACGATCAGAGCAAACACAGCAGAAAATAAAAGGATTGATATTCTTTTAAATAAGACGCGAGAAGAATTAGCAGGTAACTATGTTACTAAAGCACAGCTGGCAGACGATATTGATAGGATTTTAGAAAGTATTGGAAAGCTTGAGAAGAAAATAGATAGACTTTTTGATAGGAATTTATAATGGCTAGAAAGAATAAAAGAGCAAGGGCAAACTATTTACGAAAAGACTATCGTAAAGGTGGTAGAGTTGGTTTTGATAAAGGAGGCCATACTCGCAAGGACCAAAGAACACCAGAAGATAAAGCTGCTGGTGATCCACCGGAATACGCATGGTCCCCACATGATCCTAATGCGCCGGGACATGATAACGATACACCTAGGGCTGGTGATAATACACTGAGAGATATTTTTGATGAAGAAAGACGTTCTAGAGTTACTGAAACTGGTAGAACTGCTACAGATATAGCTCAAGGAATACTACCTCCAAAAGCTGTTCCTACACCTGATGTTGCTAAAATTTCTCAAGAAGGGACTACAGCAGAAGCAGCTAGAATGGTTGGAGATACTAGTATTACTGGTCAAACTATGGGGCGTACTACTCCAGAAACTGCTACAACAATTTCAGATATAGGACAAGCTAGAGATCCAAATCAAGTTCAAGCAGCAAAAATGACAGCAGATTTAGTTTCTCAGGTTCCTCAAATTCAAGGAGTTATAGGACAACTTTCTCCAGAAGCTATTGCTCAAGTAGATGAAATAAGAAACTTATCAGGTCCAGCAGAAGCAGCAAAAATTACTCAAGCTGCTGTAGATTCTTCAAAAGCTAATACAGTAGACGCTATAATTTCTACAGGGGCTTATGTACCACAAGTAAGTGGAATTGCTGGACAAGTATCAGATACACCAGATGCTGAACTTCAGACAAGGAATGCTATTACTGGACAAGCTGCTACAGGAGAAGCTGCTCAAATTATTAATACATTAGGTTTTGAAGCAGCACAAAGAAGCTCTGTACAAGGAACTGCAAGATCAGGTGCTGCTGCTACAATGATAGCAGAAACTAGTGCTATACCTGAAGATATTGCAGCAGCGATTGTAGAAGATCCTGCAACAATGGAAGCACAAATAGCTAATGAAGATGTAACAGTTCAAGCAGCCGTTGCAGCTTTACCTACAGAAGCTCTTATGTCTGCACAGATGGAATCATTAGTAGGTGGTCTAGAATCAGGAAATATACCTGCATGGGCAAAACCTGCTGTAGATATGGTTTCTCAAAATATGGCTCAAAGAGGATTAGATGTTTCTACAATAGCTAGAGATTCTTTATTTAATGCTATTATTCAAAGTGCTTTACCAATCGCACAAAATAATGCACAGGCTTTACAAGCAAGGGCAACTCAAAATTTATCAAATCAGCAACAGGCTAATTTAACAGAGGCTCAACAAGAGCAACAGCTTCGTATGCAGAACTTGGCTAATCGTCAAGACGCTGCTAGTCAGACTGCACAAATGGCACAACAAATGGGAGTGCAACAAGGTCAGTTTAGACAAGAAGCAGTCATGGCTTCTGCTGCTCAACAACAGCAAACTAGAGTACAAAACTTACAGAACAGACAATACTCTACAGCCTTAAATGCTCAAAACCAGCAAGCAATGGCTGTACAAAATTTGAATGTTGGTGTACAAACAGACCTTGCAAACTTACAGATTCTTAATGAAACTGAAAGAGAAAATATGTCTGCCGATCAACAAGGTAGACTATTAGAATATCAAACTGCTACTCAGTTTATGAATCAAAATGCAGCCTTTACTCAAGACATGAGGAAAGCTAATTTATCCTCAGAACAACAAGTAAGATTAGCTAATTTAACTGCTTTAAATCAGGCAAGTTCTGAAAATTTAAGTGCTTCACAACAAACAGAACTTACAAATTTAAATAAGCGTATGCAAATGAATCTGCAAAATGCAGAGCTTGCACAGCAAATGGGTGTAGCTCAGTTAAATGTAGATCAACAACGTGCTATGCAAAATGCAACAATGGTTGCGAACATGGATATGTCTAAGTTTACGACTGAGCAACAAGTGGAATTAGCTAATAGTCAATGGATGCAAACTGCTACTACGACTAATTTAAATGCAGAACAACAAGCAATTTTACAGAACGCAACAGCGTTAGCTTCTTTAGATATGGCTACTTTAGATCAACGAACTAGAGTAGCTGCACAAAATGCACAATCATTTTTATCAATGGATATGTCAAATTTATCTAATGCTCAACAAGTAGCTATGTTAATGGGTCAGCAAGAACAGCAAAGATTATTAAGTAATCAATCAGCTACTAATGCTGCAAGACAAATAAATGCTGCCAATGAAAATCAAACTAATCAATTTATGGCAAATTTATCTGCTCAAATAGATCAGTTTAATGTTCAAAATTTAAATGCAGCTAGACAGTTTAATACACAACAATTAAATGCTGCTGAAATGAGAAGGGCTGGTTTAGAGTTTGAGGAAAATAAAGCAAATGCTGCAATTCTAAATAGAGTTTCAGAATTTAATTCACAAATGGATTATAATAGAGAGCAATGGAACGCTCAGAATGAGCAAGCGGTTCGTATTTCTAATACGACATGGAGAAGGCAAGCAAATACGGCTGATACCGCTGCTCAGAATGCAGTTAATCAACAAAATGCTCAAAATGCTTTTGCTTTAACTAATGCTGCTCAATCTTTTCTATGGCAAGAATTAAGAGATCAGGCAGACTATGATTTTAAATTTGCAGATAATGAAGCCACTAGAAAAGTTCAAGCAATGATAGCTGCTTCTAGTGCAGAAGGAAGTGCTGCTACTAATTGGAGTTCTAACTTCGACAGCATTAGTAAAGTTATAAATCAATTGTGGACATAATTTTAATTTGAGGAATAAATAAATGGCAAATATATTTTCAAAGGCATGGAAAGGAATTAAAAAAGTCGCTAAAAAAATTGGCAAAGGAATTAAAAAGGTTGTCAAAAAAATAGGTCGTGCTGTAGGCAAACTAGGTATTGTAGGTCAGATAGGCATGATGTTTTTAATGCCTTATGCAATGCAAGGACTTGGTAGTTTATTTGGACAATTTGCAGGTGGTGTTGCAGATACTTGGGCTAGTTCACTACTTAGTAAATCTAATATTGCTGCTAAAGCTTTAGGTCATACAATGAACGCAATACATACTGTAGGAACTACGGTTATGAAACCCTTTACATTTATTAGAGATCAAATAGGTAAATCTATTGATTGGATTGGAGAAACAACAGGAACCAGTTCTTTGACAGATGGAGTTAATAAGCTAATAGGTTATGATTCTAAAAAAGTTTCAGCAGATGTGGGAATTACTGAAATTTCAGATAGTTCTCTTATGGGTTCTGGAGGATCGGCAACTGAAACTTTAGGTGGAGAATATATACAAAGCGATGCTTTTACGCCAGAAGGAATGAAATCAGTTTCTGAAGTAGATTATATACAAAGAATGAGAGACTCAGTAGATGTAAATAATCTAACGGCAAGTACTACTCCTGCTGGAACTCTAACTGATACAGGAGCAACCTTTAAAAGTGAAAGTATTTTAGGTCGTACTAATGTAGGACCAGAAGTTACATCACCAAGTCCTATTTCTATTGAAGATATATCTGCACAAACTTTCCAAGCCTTAGAAGAAGGACAGCCGTGGACATCAAAAGCTAAAGAGTGGGTTATAGGTCAAAGAGACTCTGTTGTTAATTCCTTTAAAGACTTTGATGTTGGAGAGGATATAATTAATCCAGCTATTAGACAAGGAGGAGCTAGTAAACTTGCCTATACAATAGCAGGAGATCCTCCACAACAAAAAATATTACAGACTATTCGAGAAGAACCTAATCTATTTGCTTTAAGTAATATGTTTGGAGATAGTTCAATATTTAGAAATGTAAATATGATGAGTGAGCAACGAGGAAATGTTTGGGCAGGAACTAACCTATTAAACTATGATTATGTAAAAAGTGTAGGTAACGATGGTACAGCAGATTATTATAATAATATGCGTGGTTTAGAATTAATGGCATAGGAATAAAAAATGGCACAACAACAATTAGGATCTTATGATCCAGCAGGTATAGAAGCTTTTGTAAATCATCAGCCTCCTATACCCGGACAATCTTTAACCTCTTCTCCTGAAGAAATCAGACCATTTGAAGGGCAACCTGAATATACAAATTTCAGAGAAGCCTTAGACGATACAGTATCTGAACTCTTAAAGGAAGAAGTTTTTATGCCATTAATGAAAGCCATTAATAGTGGTATGCCTCTTACAGATATAGCTTTAAATATTTTGTATACAGGATTTCGAGAAGGCAAATGGAATCCAGATTTGTTGATGATGTTAATAGAGCCTTTGATTTTTGTTTTAATGGCTCTATCAGAAAAATCAGGAATTGAATATAGAATAACTGGTGATGAAGAAGATGATTTGGATGAAGAAGAATCATCAGTTATGACTGAAACAAGAGCAAAACATTTAAATTCTATAGTAAATAAAAAAACGGGTCAGCTTTCTTCTGTGCCTCAAGGAGCTATTCCTTCAGAAATTATGGAACAAATTCAATCAATAGAAGTACCTGAAAGTTTACTTCAGAGAACTGAACAGCCTCAAGAAGAAACCTTGCTAGGTAGAACGGAGTAAGTTATGGGTTTATATGACACAGGATCAGGAGAATCTTCTGTAGAATTTGCTGAAAAAACTTTTTCAGAAGTACGACAAAGAAAAGATGCAATAGCTAAAGATCAAGAGAAATTTAGTAAAAGATTAGCTCTTGCAAATTTAGCTGTACAAGGAACTAATGCAGTTTTAAATAGCAGGGCTGATGCTCTTGAAAGAAATCAAGCTCCTCAACGAGCAGCTTATGAGGCTACGCTTGAAAATAGCTCTTCTTGGAGAGGAGTTTTTAATGGAATTAAATCTGCTGGTCAAACAAATTCTGATTATCTTTTAAATAAATATTATCAAAATGCTTTGTCTGCTATGTCTAATAAATATTCTGGTGTGGCTGAAAATGATCCTAATTTTAATAAATTAGTAATGGAAGAAGCAGAAAGATTACGAGATGAAAATTTAGAATCTTTTAATAATTTAGAGAAAGCTGTTTTTAGTATGCCTACTTTTGAAGATTTTCCAGAATTTTATGAGTCTCATAATACATTACCTAGAGATGTTGGATCATGGATTTCAAATGGAGTATCATCAATCTTTAATAGACATACTGAAGAAAGTATAACACTACAGGGACAGCAAATAGCTGATGATCAAAAACAAAGTCGTGATGCTTTATTTGGAACTGAAATAGGTCAACAATTAACTGATATTCAAAACACTATAGACTTATTTGATAATAATGGATTTCTTACTCAAGATCTTAGTAGTAAAATAGAAGCAGGAATAGCTAATGGGGATATTTTAGGAGAGGCTGGAGAAATTACAACTAGAACTTCCACAGAACAGTTATTAGACGGATCTATAAAAGAAGTAGTTCAAACAATTCAATTGTTAACAGATGCAGGAACGGGTGAGAAAAGAATAAATATACTTGATGAAATTGAAAATATAATTCGTCCAGATGCTCCTGTTATTGGAATGATAGAGCAATTAAATTTTACAAAAGGTCAATTAACCCATGAAGGAGCTATTAAATTTAATCAAATAACGAAAGAACTACAAGATATAGAAGGAATGTATTCTAATACACAATTAACTAATAAAGGATTTTTGGAAGCAATAACTCGACTAGATCCCTCTGATTACAAAAGAGATTTATCGAACGAGCTTCAAATATTAACTTCATCTACTCAACTAGCAGATATACAGTATCAGTCTTTATTAAATACAGAATTTACTGATAATGAAGCGGAGGGTTTAGTTATTAGATCTCGTAGTACTGGTAAAATTATAGTAAATCCTAATCGGGAAGATGCTTTAGGAAAATTAACACAAAAAGGAATAGACAAAAATTTACTTATAGAAGAAAATATTAAATTCTTTGGAGCAGGAACTAATTTAGTAGACCGATTTCTTAATCCTACTAGAGTAATGGAAGCAGAAAGTTCTCCCACTCGTGGAGAAAGCTTATCAGGGTTAGTGTATTCTGATAGGTATTCTGGTGTTTTTGAAAATGAAGAACAACAACGTAATATTTCAGAAGCTCTTGCTCGTATGGCAGATGATCCTAGTAATCTTCCTAGTTTTATAGGTGATGTTATAGCAGATGCTGTTCAAGATAATCGAGATAAAGGTATTTATGTATTAAACGAAAATAATCCTTTTTCATTAGGTGAAATTACAGATCAATTTACAGGAACTACTTTAGAAGAAGATACTACCGATAAAAATATTTTATTACTTTGGGATAAGCCAAATCAACGTCTTAGTTATATAACTACAGAAGAAGGTACTCCTACTACTATTTCACAGAATATTAATAATTTGAAGGACTATCAAACTGATGAGTGGTTACAAAATATTGAATATGGTCAACACATACGAAATTTACAAGAACAAATAGACTCTAGTTCTGGAAATGCAAAGGAAAAGTTTCAAGAAACTTTAAATGCTTTATTAGAGAATCCTCCTGCTTTATCTCTATTAAAGAGAGAGGGTACTAGCTTTAGAACTTATCCAGCAGGAACTGCATTGTTACAACCAGATACTACTCTAAGATCTATTACAGATACCACTACTTTTAAAGGATTAACTTGGGCTAGTACTGTAGATGAAATTAAAACTCATTTAGAAAATTTAATATCAAATCCCGAAACTTCTGATCTGGTATTACAAGATGCCCAAGCTAGATTATCACAGTTAAATAATTACATAGATAACCAATAATGAAAAATTCTAATCAAGATAATAATAATCGAAGGCATATAGAACGCTGGAGAAATATTACAGGTAATGACATGCTCGGTGCTACAGAAGAAGAGGCTATGTCTTATGCTAGAAAAATGGGGCTGTCTGATAGTCTACGAGGAATTACTCAAATTCTTGGAGAAACTTTTAATTGGGATGAAACAGTTGAAGATTTAAAGAAAGATGATCGTAGGCTTCAAAAAATTTTAGACAACGAAGAATATGGTACTAAAGCTATGGCTAATTTCATAGGTTCAGCAGCCCTTCTTGATCCTTTAAACTTAGTTCCTGTTGCTGGATTAATGGCAAAAGCAAACAAGCTTCGCCATATTGTAACTTACGGAGCAGGTATTGGAGGAGTTTATGGTTCATTAGGCTATGTAAGTAGGGATAACCCCGGATTATTTGCAGAAAATCAAAATAGGATAGAGAATGCAGCTATTGGTGCTGCGGCTGGTGGAGTATTAGGAGGAATTGCTGGAGGTGCTGGACATTTAATTAATAGAATGAGAGGAAGGCCAAGTCCTTTAGATCCTGATAACGTATCATCTAAAGCAACGCCTAAACAAGAAACTGCTGCTAAAGAAAATGAAATAGATGTTTCAAGAAGACAAGCAGAAAAAGATAGGGCACAAGATTTTCCTTTAGATCCTACTTTAGAAACTACTAAACCTGTTACTATTCCTAAATTTTTAACAAGGGATCAAGAAAAAAACATCACTGTCCCCGGTAAAACAATTGATTTTACAGGAAGATCTATTTTAGATGATACAGATATTTTAGAACCAGCTACTCCTATAACTAGAAATTATAGGGCTATGAAACCTTATAATAAAGGAGAATGGGTTGTATCCTCTAATATAGATAATACTAGAACACAAGAAATTATTGATACTTCTACAGGATTAAAGACTGAAACTTTTTTTGATTATACTGGAAAACAAATTTCCTCTCCTCAGTATGCGTATGATTTAATTAATCCTAATGCTTCATTATTAAAAAATGAAAGAGAACTTTATAGGGTTCAAAAAATTCAGGACGAATGGCAGATTCTTAGAATCTCTCAAAATCTAGATAAAGATGGGGATATTGTAGGAAAAGAAACAGTTCTTAGTGAACTATTTAAAGAACAAGGGGCAGATGCTTTATTTTCTGGAAGATTTGCTAGTCCTTATAAAGCTAGACAACACGTTAATTATATTATAAGAAGACAAAGAATTTTAAATTCACAAGATAAAGCAGGATCTTCTGATCTTATAAATGATATAGAAAGAGTAGAATCTAGGGCTTCTAATCAGGGACAAAATCCTAAGACAGCTAGTGATGAAGTTATTAGTAAAAGACTTGGAGAAGAAATTGATGAGGCAACAAGTAATCCAGCTTCTATAACTAAACCTGTAGAAAATTTTTATCAGCGTATTGCTGGAGATGCCTTAAAAAATTATATTTTTAATTTTTGGGGAACCTCTTTTTCTGCGGCAGGAGGAGGAATATATGGATATAATTCAAGTAATAATCCTAATGCTACTGTAAGTCAAAGAATGGCTGATGCTGCTTTATGGTCTATGGGAGCAGGAGCTTCCGTTAATATGGCAGGAAGACTTAGAGTAATGACAGGTAATGAAACTTGGGGTGAGTTCATGTCAAGTATGGTTGTTAATGATTATGGATTAAGTCAAAAATATAAAGACAGAAGGTATGAAGGTCTTGTAGGTAGAAACCAAATTATGCAGGATTTTCAAGGATTACTAATTCCCATAGCAAGAGGATTAACTCCTGTAGAAAATAGAATGTTGCACAATATTATGACCGGAGATTTTCCATCATTAAATAAATTAGAAGATGAGTTTGGAAAACTAAGTCCTCAGAAAAGGGAAGAGTTAGATATTTTTAATGCTGAAAAACGTAGATTAATTAAAAAGTATGGTCAAGAAATGGTAGATTTATCATTATTAGATGAAGAAGTATTTAATAAAAATCTAGATACTTATGTACATAGAACCTATAGGAAACATTTAAAATCAAATAAAAAAGGAGATCCTACATTTCAGACAGGACTAAGAAAACTTACTTTAATTGGAGATGAATTTAAGCCGAGAGGTTTAGAAGAGAAAATATCTTATACAACATTTTTTGATAAAGAAGGTAAAATCAAACAAGAATATCTTGACGATGGGTTTGAGCTTTTAAAAGATTTAAGAGAAACCAAAAAAATTGCTCCTACTACTTGGGATAGAGAATTTAAAAAAATATTAGCAGGTGAATCTTCTAAATATAAAGACTATGATTTTGTTAGAGAAGTTAGACATACTGATGATCCTAAAAAAGATAAGGTTCTTATACGGAAAAAAACAGGGCAGGTTTTAGTTAGAAGACAATGGACTAAAGAAGAAAGAGTTAAGTGGGGAGAAATTGAAGATGCTTCTTATGCTATAGGAGAAACTGGCAGATTAATGGCACACGATATTTCAATGTCTAAATTTTTTAATACAATAGCTGAAGACATAGATGAAAATAATTTAAAATTTGCAGTTACTAAAGAACAATTAGATAATTTAGATGAAGCAACTCAAGCTTTATATAGTGTTGTTCCTGAAACAAAGATTAAAGGGACTTCTAATATCTACGCATATGGTAAATTAGGCAAAGACAAAATGTACGTTCAAACGCCAATTTTAAATGATTTAAAAAACATGCTTCGTTTAAAAGAAACTCAAGATGCTAGAATAGCTAAATTTGCTAAGGGTGTTGAAGGATTAACAACTACTTGGAAGAAGTTAAAGACTGCTTGGATTCCAGCCGTTCATGTTAATAATACAATCTCTAATGTAGGGCTTTTAGATTTGTCTGGAACTCAAATTTCATTGCTTCCTAAAGCTGCTTTGGAATTTTCTAAAGCTATAAGAGATCCTGAAAATGCTTCTAGATTAGCTAAAGATGCAAAATTATATGGAGTTTATGATGTTGATATAGTAAGTAAAGAATTTGGAAATGATATAGCAAATGCTTTTGAAGAAACATTTAAGAAAGAAACAGATCAATTTTTACCGGAAGATGTTTTAGGATTTACAGGACTTGTAGGAAAAGCTTTAAATAAAGTTAAAAACTTAACTATTAAAAAAGCAGAGAGAGCTTATCAATTTGAAGACCATGTATTTAGATATACTGTCTTTAAAGACAGAGTTAATAAAATGGGAGGTATTGATAATATTTCTGAAGCTCAAAAAATAAAGGCTGCTCAAGAAGCTCGTAAATGGTTTATTGATTATGATATTAATGCTCCTTTAATTAATTGGATGAGAAGATACCCTACGCCCTTTCTCAGTTATACCTATAGAGTGATTCCTTTAATAGCTGAAGCAGCCGTTATGAGGCCACATAAATTTGCTAAGTGGGCATTAGCGGGTTATATGTTAAATCAAGCTGGACAAAAATTTGGGGAGGGAAATCAAGAGGCAGAAAGACTAACGGCAAGAGATGAGCTTTCTAGAACTTTATATGATGTTCCTTTTATGCCTCCTACACTTGTTAAAATGCCCTTTAGATCTGCTTATGGAGACTCACAATATTTAGACGTTAGTCGTTGGGTTCCCGGTGGAGATATTTATGAGCAAAGAGAACAGGGAGTACCCGGACTACCTTCTCCGTTTCAACCTTCTTTTGGAATATGGGGAGATTTATGGAATACCTTTGCAGTCCAGAAAGATGCTTATACAGGACAGGATATAGAAGGAGTAGGGACAGATGATTTAGCATTAATTAAAGATTTTGCAAGAAAAATGATACCTAATATTCCTGTTGTTCCCGGTTCGTATGCTTGGGATCGAAGACAAATAGCTAATAACTTACAAAAAGGATATGAGGTAGGTAAAGTAGAAGGAATAGAAGGAGATGTTTTAAAATCAGTTTATACTGGATCTCCTTATGGTGCTAACTATAGTCCTCTTGAAGCATGGCTATATGGTTTTGGTGTAAAATTACGACCACAAAATATTCATAAAAATAGATTATTAAAAGAATTTGAGTACACCCAACAACGAAGAGAAATAGATAGAAAATATTCAGATGCTAGAACTGATTTAGATAGAGGTAGAATAGACTTTGAAGAACTTCAATCTATATTTAATCAAGCAGATGAAGATATTTTACGATTAGAGGCAGAATGGCAATCTTATAATTCTTTACTTTCTAAGTATTTATATCCTAGTTCTTCTAATGAATCTACTAGACAAAGAAGAGTAACAGGAGGTTTAATAAAAGGAGAAGATGTTCCCTTTGCTAAAGAAGATCCTGCTACTAGAATAAACCCTTTAACTGGAGAACCCTATGTAGAAGAAGGATTACTGGAAGCCCTGCAAAGACGACAAGAAGATAGAATCTTAATGAATAGAGGAGGATTACTTAGCACCCTAAAGAAACGAAGACAAAGTTATAAAGACGGTGATGAAGTAAAAGGAGGTGATCCTGTATCTACCGACAGAGATAAATCTATGCGGGGATTTTTAGGTCCAATTGTAAGTAATGTAACAGGTAAAACCCACACTGAATTATCTGTTACTTTTGAGGATGTTCTTGGTGGTAGACCTATTCCTTTATTAGTTCCTACTTTAACAGAAGAAGATCAAGATTGGTTTAGGGAAAATAATGCTGAAGGTAATCCTAGAATAGTTCCTGATTCTATTAAGCAAAAGGCTATTATCCATGCTCTTGAAAGGGACAAACAAGGTTTAGATCCTTTTTATCAGGACGGTGAAGATGAGCAACGATAAACTAATAGAAATGTTAAAGATCCATGAAGGCGTGGAAACTCATGCTTATAAGTGTAGTGCTTCTAAGATTACTATAGGTGTTGGAAGAAACATAGATCCAGAAGGGGGCATTGGGTTATCAGAAGATGAGATAGATTATCTATTACAAAATGATATTGACCGTATTATAACTGAACTAGACTTTGAGTATGGTTGGTTTTCAGATCTTAACGAAGCTAGGCAGGACGCAATGGTTGATATAAGTTTTAACTTAGGTCAAACAAGATTAAGAAAATTTCAAAAGGCTTTAACCGCAATGGCTAGAAGTGATTGGGATAAGGCAGCAGATGAATTTATGGATAGTAAGTGGTCTAAACAGGTAGGGAATAGAGCTAAAGAATTAACAAGGATTATACGAACTGGTGAGTACTAGTGCTGTTATATTTAGAAACAGATTTAGACAGGGCTTACAAATTAGATTGTAAAGCAAGAACTAAACAAAATCAGCCTTGGATTAAAAGAGAAATCTTCAGAGGACTCTACGAAGATTTAGTTGAAGTGTATTTACAAAAGGCTCAGGAGCATGTCTTTGTAGACATAAGTTTTGAGGAAGTACCGGGATGGGTACTAAGCGAAGTAGAAAGGACACTAACAAACGATGTTGAGTTTACTAGGGAGGAAAAATAAAAGATATGGCAAACTTTGTTTTCGACAAATATTTTATTATAATTTTTATTTTGATTTTATTTATACTACTTCCAGACGAAGTATTTTCACAACAAACGGGAACGTGTGCAGCGGGTTCACAGTATTGTGAAACTAATACTCTTGTAACAACTACAACGGGTACTAATACCAATACAAACACCAATACAAACACCAACACTAATACGAATACAAATACGAATAGCAATACGAATGTTAATACGTCTACTTCTACTGCAACGAATACTAATACAAATAATAATATAAACAGTACCTCGTATACTGGAGCGTCTACAAATACGAATGTTAATACTAATACATCGTCAAATACAAACAGTAATACAAACGTAAACACTAACACAAACAACAACAACTCAACAGTTAGTTCGTCTTCTACTGCTAGTAATACTAACGTAAATACTTCTACAGTTAATCAAGATGTAAGTAGTAACAACGTAAACACATCAACCAGTACTAATAATAGTACAGCTACCAATACAAACAATAACAATTCAGTCTCCGAAAGCACTTCATCTTCGGATGTCACTACAAACAACACTAACGTCAATACTAATGAGAACATTAACCGTAATGAAACGGTGCAGAGAATTGAACAGGAGATTAAAAGTCCTCCTCCAAGTGCAATCGCACCTAGTATAGGTAGTTCTTATTCACAAGACCTCTGTACAACAGGAGTGAGTGGTGCTATGCAGACTCAAATCTTCGGGTTCTCTGGAGGCAGAAGCATAACAGACGAGAACTGTGAGCGTATCAAGCTTTCAAAAACCTTATATGACATGGGAATGAAAGTCGCTGCGGTTAGTTTAATGTGTCAGGATGATAGAGTATTTTCAGCTATGGAAATGGCTGGAACACCTTGCCCTTATATGGGAAGTATAGGAGAAGAAGCTCAAGATAGTTGGGATAGGAATCCACAGGATCAACCAGCCGGAATGGTAGGGGTTTCGCACAACTTTAAAGAAGCCGATAGTAATTCTGATTATGCTTATCGTGTCTGGACAAAGGAAGAGTTTTGTAATGAAATGCCTGACGAATCTATTTGCCAGTCTTAGCTTACTTCTAACGGGACTTGCTAGTGCAACTGACTTCACTATAGGGTCAGCGTCTATTCTCGATCTGAGGAACCAGTCAGGCACCTCACAATGGAATATATCAGATGATAGTAGGTCAGGAGCAATTAATTTAGGATTTACGTTTGGATTTTATGGTAATGAATACACTCAAGGATATATGTCTACGAATGGTTGTTGGTCATTTACGACAGTCTATTGCAACGATTACACACCTGATCCATTGCCTGATACAGTTTATACTATCTACCCGTTTTGGACTGATCTTATCAGGGATAGTGGCTCTCGAATGCTTACCAAGTATTTTGATAATCCTAGCGGTGATGATTATTTTATAGCTGGCTGGTATGATCTTCGAGAATATAATAGGTCTTCAGATAACACGTTTGAAATGTGGCTATACGAGAACTCTAATAACATTGAGTTCAGGTATGAAGAATTAAATATCAACAGCCACGATGTTTTAATAGGAATACAGGGAAGTTCTACAGAATACGAGCAGTACCTATTTCATGACGAATGCTCTACAGGATCTACAAATTCTAGTTCTTGTGTAAGCACCGATTGGAACAATACGGTCCACAATACAGCCTTAGAGAATAAGTCTCTAATGGTAGAGGTAGATATAACAGCGCAATGTAACGCTAATCCTCTATATTCTGTGAACTGTAATGGTTACGCACTGGCTTATTTTAATCAGCAATGCGGTATAGATGCTTTATACGATACAGATTGTACTGGATACAATGAAGCTTATATAGCACAACAATGTATTTTTGATTCGTTATACCACACTTCTTGTTCTGGTTACGAGTCAGCTTTAGCGCAGCAGCAAGCCATCGAAGACTCTTATACAACAGAAGAAGAGTTTGAGGATGGAGGGTATAGTCAGGAAGAGTACGACATGTATGGCTTTTCTCCTGACGAAATGTATATGAGTGAAGGTTATGAATCAGAAGAGGAATTTTATGGCTATGAAACAGAAACTTGGGAAGATCCTTACTACGATCAGTACTACTATGAAGAAGATTTGGAATCGTTTGAAGCGACTTATGAAGAGGAAATAACGCTAGGAGAGCCTGAATACTTCTACGAACCTGTCTGGATTGACATGCAGTTTGATCCTACTACTGATGAATTTGTTATTTATGATATAGATACAGAATACGAAGAGGTCTATACTGCACAGTTAAATGAGGACTATATCTTTGAAGACATGGCAATCACTGAAAACTGGTTAGCTGTTGAAGATGATTGGCTAGAGGATGAAGCTTTAGAAGAACTAGAGCCTACTCTTTTAGAAGAACAGGCTGAAGAGGTACTTGAAGAACTAGCAGAGATAGTAGAAGAAACTGAACTGCTGTTTATTGAAGATGAAGCCTTAGAAGATTTGATAGATGAGGAAGAACTAGAACTTCTTATTAATGAAGAAGCTTATACAGAGTTAATAGAAGAAGATAATATAGAAGCTATAGAAGAACAAGAAGAAGATTTAATTGTAGAAGAAGAACCCGGAGAGATTCTTGTAGAGTCTAATTCAAGTTCATCTTCTAGAGTTAATTTTAATAAGGCTGTTGCTGTTGCTTTAAATTCAGTAAGGGACACAGGATCACAAGCTATAGGATCTTCCAGTATTTCTACAGGCTCATCAGAATCTGAAAATAATGGAGGATTTTTAAGAGATCAAGAAGAACAATCATTAGGTCTTCAAGAGTTTCAAGCAGCCGAGATTGGTCCCGAAATATCTGCTTCGCCCTTTGAAGTAGCAGAACAGCAGCAAGAACAGCAAGCTCAGGATGAGTTTATGTTTGAAGATGGAGGAACCTTCACACAATCTGACATGCAGTTTGAAGACGACTTCAACGAGGCGATAGCTGTAGGAGGAGACATAGGAACATTCCTAAGTCAGCAAGATCCAGACTTCGGAAGGTTTGACATAGCTCCACCAACAGTCAGCGAACAAAGGATTGCACAGGCCGTAGAATCTTTAGCAGATCAGATAGGGGCAGAGGCTGCTCAAGAGAACTTACAAGAACAACTAGATTCTATGATGCAGGATGGTGGATTTGATACTGATCAGACGGCAGCAGTAGCTTTCATGGGCTACAGAGAAGGCTTCTCACAGTACACAGGAATGATTCAAGTTCCTGATGGAGCTAGTTGGTATCTCAGCACGACTATGTATGCTGAAGAAGATGTACAAGACAATAACTTTAGCTTCTATATGATGGCTGGAAAGTCTCAGAAGAAGATAAACGAAATGGTAGACGTTGATTATAATTAAATGACTAAAAGACGTTGGAAAACAAACAGTGTTTCTAATTATATGGCGAAGGAAAATATGACAGAAGTAGAATATAAAGGAATAAAGATTGGTGGAGGTAAGCTGTTATTAATCTTACCACTACTAGGCACACTTTCTGGTGGGTTGTGGGGAGGCTTTGAATTATATACAAGGCTTCTAGACGCAGAAGCGAAGTTATCTGCACTTCAACCAGCAGCTATAACAGCAGAGATTAACAGGCTTGAGACAGTCTATAACATTATACGAGAAGAACTCGTAGCAGACATAGCTGGAGTAGCTAGTGATATTGATACTGTGTCCCGTGACATAGATGAGTCTAATAGGCTTTCAAGAAGCATTGAATCTTCTACTGCTGAAACACAGAGGGAAGTGCGTAATGATATTTATGGTATAGAAAGGTCTATGCAGACACAGTTTCAAGATATGAACGAAGAACTTAGAGGTATGAGAAGTGATCTTGATGATGAGATCCGTACCATAGATGAAAGGCTTAGAGAAATGCGGAGTGACTTAGAAGAAAGGATTGAGCAGATCTTAGAGAATCCGCTGAACGATGTAGAGTGAGGTAAAATAAAATGATTGATAAACTAATAGGTCCAGTAACAAGTATTGTAGATAAGTTTGTAGTCGATAAAGACTTAAAGATGAAGCTACAACATGAACTAGAGACAGCATTACACAGTGCTAACATGGCACAGATAGAAGTCAACAAGGCTGAAGCTGCACATAAGAGTATCTTTGTAGCAGGGTGGAGGCCGTTCGTTGGATGGGTCTGTGGTGTTGCACTTAGTTATCATTTTATTCTAGCGCCTCTGCTACAGTTTGGATTTGCTATTGGAGGAATAGATCAAGCACTGCCAGAGTTTGACTTTAGTCAGCTATCCACAGTACTGATGGGTATGCTAGGACTTGGTGGACTTAGGACGTTTGAGAAGATGAAAGGCGTATCAAGAGAGAGTAAATAAGATGGCAAGTAAAAAACTTACTAAGCGTCAAGAGACTACTCTTAAAAAGCATTCAAAGCATCATACTTCTAAGCACATGAAAGCCATGAGAGCGTCTATGCGAAACGGTAAAACCTTCACAGAATCTCATAGACTAGCAATGAAAAAGGTAGGGAAATAATGGCTCAACAAAAAGATCCAAGATTAGCAAGAGCAGGGGTGTCAGGGTTTAACAAGCCTAAGAGAACTCCGGGACATAAAACAAAGTCCCATGTTGTCGTGGCTAAAGAAGGAGACAAAGTAAAAACCATACGTTTTGGTCAACAAGGAAAGACGGGAGACAAGAAGAACACGGCAAGGTCTAGATCTTTTAAGGCACGACACGCCAAGAATATATCTAAGGGTAAAATGTCAGCAGCTTTTTGGTCTAACAAGGTGAAATGGTGATGTGATGATAAACGAAATTTATAACTGGATGGATCAGGTGATTCGACATTCCTTATCTATTTGGTTAGCTATCCTACTACTGACATTCATATGGGCTTCTACTGTATGGGCTGTTACAAAATGGATAGGATGGTTTAAAGCTTATAGCAGCTTTTTAAAAGAAGAAGGGAATAATAATGGAACAGAAAAATAGAATTGATAAAGCGACAGATCTTCAGCCTAAAAAATCTGAATATACTAAAACTTTATTAAAAAATAAGCCGTACTCTAGATATAATATGAGACAGTCTAAGAACGTATCTAATCTTCGACCAGCTAGAAATAAGGGTAGAAGTAGGGTATAGCTTACAGAGCTTCTTAGAAGGGCTTACAGGCGTTCTAAGGGGTATATTAGAGGCTAGTTGTAGATGGCCTCGTAACTTGCTTAAATAAGGAGTAAAATATGACTACTGAAAAATGGTTATTGGATACCAAACATCCAATGTTTTCACACTCGTTTATAGGATTTGATAAGCTTTTTAATATGCTTGCTACTTCACAACTTGATTGTTTAGGTAGGGATCGTAATAAAACTTATCCCCCTTATAATATTCTCAGAGATGAATATACTTATAAAATAGAAATGGCTTTAGCGGGAATGACAGATAAAGATATTGAAGTCGTTCTAGAAGATAAAGTTCTTACTGTCTCCTATAATAAATCTGATAAAGAAAAAACTAATCAAGAAGTACATCGTGGAATAGCTCACCGATCCTTCCGAAGAAGCTTTAATTTAGCGGATGATATAGAGGTTAAAGAAGCCAAACTATCTAATGGACTATTAACTATTACTTTAGAAAGAATAGTACCAGAGGAAAAGAAACCTAAGAAGATAAAGCTAGTAAAATAAAATGATGATAAGCGGCTGCTGAAGTCTACTCATCATTCTAAGGAGATAATATGATAACTAGAATTGCAGCAGCCGTTTCATTTGGAACAGGAATTACGTTTGGTTTATTATTTATAATGCAGCTTCTTATATCTACAGGACAAGAAGCCATAACTGATACTGAAAAGTTTAGGTTAGGAGATTTTGTGCGTGTTGAACGTAATGAAGTTGTAGAAGTAAAGAAAGAAAAGCCTGAAAAGCCACCAGAGCCAGAAGAAATGCCTGAGATGCCAGCCCCTGATATGATGAATAACTTTGATAACTCTATGGCTGTCTCTGTATCTGCTCCTCAAATCACTACAAGTATGCGAGTAGGTGGAGTAGGCTTTGGTATAAGTGATGGAGAATATCTACCTATTGTAAAGGTAGCTCCTGTGTATCCTGCAAGAGCTTTGCAAAGAGGATTGGAAGGCTATGTTATTGTAGAGTTCACAGTAACTAGACAGGGAACAGTAAGAGATGTAGGTGTTGTAGAATCTACAAGTACTTTGTTTGAACGTGCAGCTATGGAAGCTGCTTCAAAGTTTAAGTATAAGCCAAGAGTAATTGATGGTGAAGCTGTTGAAGTTCCGGGTGTAAGAAATAAAATAAGCTTTGCAATAACGGCTTAGTTATAAACTATATTCAAAATTCTGTGTCTCGGCATTAAGACCTACAAGTCTTGCTCCGTTCCTAATATGGTAATGCGTTGCCATTGGAGTAAGAGGAGATAGAGTCACAACCTTTTTAAACTTTTTCTTACTTGCATATTGTAAAACTTCCTCCATTATTTTCTTACCTGCTCCTTTCTTCCTAGACCATACGGTGTAAGCAATAGCTATGCTTGCATTTTTCTCATACTTACTAACCTTACTCATGAGATCTAACTCACGAATCGTGTGAGGTATATCATTTGTGAACGCTAAACAGATAATGGCTAGGATTTCATCACCATGCTCAAGTCCAAATATTTTTCTATCACAGGACTTTCTCCATTCTAAATCTAGTTCGGGCCTGACTGGATCTTCAGAAACATCTATAGTATGTAGTTCAATAAGTCGTGTCTTATTTATCCAGCTAGAATCTATGTAGCTTTTTCTCTTAAACCAGTTGAGTGTTTCTTTAAACACAGTATTTCCCCTATTTATAAAATATATGATTCTCTATGGTAACTATTTCTTGTAAATAATTAGACCATTCAGGTTTCACATAATCTGCATGATACCATAAAGCTCCTTCTGTAATATCAATTAATATCATATTAATCTGAAAATTATTAACTTCTAATATTTCTCTTGCAACTCCCATAGATTGTATCCAAGTATAAGAATCTGTAGGAGTATCAGATTTACCATCACAGAACCAACTAAATTGACATTTACCTATAATTGGAACTTCGTTTCCCATATAATTTGTACGGTATTCGGCTTGATAAATAACATCACATACAGAATCTGGAAATTGAGAACTAACAACTCTATTAATAGTTACAAACGAAACGGCTAATTTACCTGCTAACGGTTGATTACCCGCTTCAAAATAAATATTTTTAGCCATGCATATTAATTCTTCATCAATGTCTTCCGCAACGATTGACCATTGACCAAAAGAATTAGAAGAAAATAAAATTAATATTAAAATAAATAATACTTTTAGTTTATACATATTCTTTCCTCGCGTTTAAAGCTATCTCAATATTTTTATGAACATCATCAAGATTAGCTTTAGCTTCTCTTATAATACTTTTTAATAAATGATAATCTCTCTTTGTAAAAAGATGTTTAATACTTTCTATATCTGAAGAAGTTCTTTCGGTAACTAAATTACCTTTACTATCAAATATAACTTTATAGCTTACTAAAGTAGCTTCCCTTTTTTCTGTACTCATGATTCTATATCTCTGAATTTAAGTTTTCCAGAGTCTCCTCTTAATCCTGCCTTCATATAAGATGTAGCTCTCCCTTCAAAGAAGTTCTGATGCTCTATGCCCATGACTTCATCTAACCAGCCTAGCGGATTTTCCCGCTGATCAAAGTTTGTTTTTAATCCTAGCTGTAACAACCTTCTATCTGCAATGTATCTATTATAAGCATACATATCTTTCTTAGTTAATCCTTGTATGTCTCCCATGTCAAACACTAAGTCTAAGAACTTATCCTCTAGTTTAACCATCTCTCTACATATCTGATACAGTTCTTTCTTAAAGTCGTCTGTCCAGATTTCAATGTTCTCTTGTATAAATTCTCTAAACAACTTAGTCATTGCTTCAACGTGCATAGACTCATCTCGTATAGAGTAAGTAACTATCTGTCCCATACCTTTCATCTTACCGAATCTTGGAAAGTTTAAAAGGATAGCAAAGCTACTGAATAACTGTAGTCCCTCTGTAAAGGCCGAGTAGACTGCTAAAGTTTTAGCAATACTTTCCTTGTTCTTTAGCGTAGGTTTAAAGTCTTTTACATAGTCATGCTTATCAGACATCTCCTCGTATTCAGAAAAGGCTTTATACTCAATCTCAGGCAGTCCTACGGTATCTAGGAGAAGACTGTAAGCATGTTGATGAATAGATTCCATATTTGCAAACGATCCCATCATCATTCTAGCTTCGGGCTTCTTAAAGACCCGCATATATTTATCTATATAACCAGCCCCTACATCTACATCCGACTGTGTAAATAGTCTAAAGATCTGAACTAATAAGTTACGTTCAGTAGGAGATAGATCCTGCCAATCTTTAACATCTGTATGCAGAGGTACTGACTCAGGCATCCAATGCATTTGGTTTTGCAATACATAATAGTCAAACATCCACGGATGATCGAAAGGTTTATAGTAATCTCTTGTTCCTAGTAAGCTCATTCTTATAGATCTCTTTCGTATAAGTTTACAGAGAAATGATTAGTTAAAGAATTTAATTTATCTTCAGCGTTAGCTAATTTAGAAATAAGTAGATCCAATGATTCTATAATGTGAGGATGTTCAGCCACACCTACACTATGTTTTAAATAATTTTCTACGTCTACTTTGTATTCTGCTATTTCTGCCTCGTACTTTAATTTTAAAGCTTGTACCTTTGCTCCTCTATCTGACATCTTGTTCTCCTTGTTCTGTTATATCGTATATCCAATAATCTAAAATCATATCTCTAGGTATGACCATTGCGGTGTTTATCGTCTTCTTATCCTTCTCGTAAAAGTCTGTACATAAAACAATAGCATCGGAGTTTTCTTTTATTAAAAATCCCACAGTAGATCTAACAATAGGTTTTAATTTTCTAGCTTCCTCTAAAGCAAAGTCGTCTGTATCAATCCAAGCATCTCCCCATTTAACTTCTACTACTTTCATGTTATCCCTCACAAGCTAAACATTCTATTTCGTCTAATTTAATTCTTGGTATTTTAACTCCTACATTTTCTGTAGTTCTAGCTGCTTCTGTTCTAAAGTAGTAAAGTGACTTGAGTTTATTTGCCCCATACCAATGAACATCATTAACATATTGCATATAATCATCATGTATTTCTTGATTCTCTGTGGCTTTTGGAAGCGTGAAGAATAAGTTTACACTTTGACTTTGACAAATAAACTCCTGTCTCTTTATCGAATGTTCAATAACCCATAGTTGATTTACCTCCGTTGCTGTTTTAAATACATTCTTTTCGTGTTCTGAAAGAATATCTAAGTGTTGTACCGACCCATTATGTGCTAGTATATCAGCCCATAAGTCTTTTATTTCCTCGTCCAATAATCCTTTTTCTTTAAAAAGATTTTCAAGAAATCTATTTTTAACTTGGTAATTTCCTGTAAGGGTTTTATGCGTAAAAATGTTAGCACGAAAAGGCTCAATAGAAGGAGAAGTCCCACCACAAATAATACTACTACTAGCATTAGGAGCCACAGCAAGTAAGTGAGCGTTCCTATAACCTGACCCATGTACATCAGGAGCTTCACCACGCTCATCAGCCAATCTTTTAGAAACTTTAAGTGCTTCAGCTTTAATATGTTTAAAACATTTATAGTTAAAGCTAGTAGCATAGATACTTTCAAAGTCAATATTTTTACGCTGGAGATAGGCGTGAAATCCCATTGCTCCCAAACCGATTGACCTTTCTCTATAAGCTGAGTAGGCAGCTTTAGTAAATCCTTCTTGGCCTTCTTTAATATAGGTTTTAAATCTTTTAAAATTGGCACTATATTCTCCTAACTGTGTAGTGTCTAAAGCATTTTCTATAAAATGTTGTAATACATTATCTAGCATTGTAATTAAATCTCTAATAAATAAAGAGTTATTCTTCCACTCATCAAAGTATTCTAAGTTTACACTAGACAAACAACACACCGCAGTTCTCTCTTCGTTTGTTGGTAATGTTATTTCAGAACATAGGTTACTTTGTTTGATTTCTAACCCTAGATCTTTCTGTCCTTTAGGTAGATGCTCATTACAAATATCTAGATTAACTATGTAAGGCTCGCCTGTCTCTGCTCTTGCATAGATAATCTGCCACCATAGATCTCTAGCATTTATAATCTTAACAGCTTCATTAGTTTTAGGATCTACTAATCTCCAATCTAAATCTTCTTTGACTGCCTTTAAGAATTCGTTATTAAGTGTGATACCGTTGTGAAGATTCAAACACTTTCTATTAATATCTCCTCCAGATTCTTTTCTAATATTAATAAACTCTTCTATTTCTGGATGGCTAACATCCATATATGCAGCGTAGCTACCTCGTCTTGTAGTGCCTTGATTAAAGGCGAGCATCTGAGAATCTACGACATGCATGAAAGGGATAGAACCAGTAGAACGACTGCCGTGAGCAGTAGGTATACCATTACTCCTAACATCTCCCCAAAATCCACCAATGCCTCCACCTGAGCTTGCCAACCAAATGTTCTCGTCATAATGATCAGACAAACCGCCCCTACTATCAGGGACATAATTAAGGAAGCAGCTAATAGGTAAGCCACGACTTGTTCCCCCGTTACTAAGAATAGGAGTGCTAAACATGAACCAACAATCGGAACTGTAGTTATAAAGTCTTTGAGCCAATTCATAGTCTGTTATTCCTTTGTATGTAGCTCCGAATACAGATGCTCTCGCAAATGCTTCTTGAGCGTGAGTTTCTTCTTCCCAAAAATATCTATCCTTTAAACTATTCAAACTAAAATCATTTAGTTTTTTATCTTTATCATAGTCTATTTTAATTCCTAAATATTCTTTAGGACCAACTTTATCTTCAATCATTTGGGTACGCCTTTTTCTGACTCCATAAATGTATAGCTATAATAGCATAATGTATAATCTTTAACAGATCCCCTTGATTTTTCAGATCTCCACTAACAGGATCAGGCTTTTTACCATAGCGCATGGCGTACTTCATAATGTTTCCCATACAAAATCCTTCACCATGTTCTGCATCTATAATCACATCTGTTGCTTGGTACTTACCATTAGCGTAGTGCCTTTCATAAGTACTATCTATATATCTTTTTATTTGTTTAATCGTATTGTCTTCGTTAAATTTATATTCCATGTTAAATACCATCCCTAAAATAATCTGTTAAAAAACTTTTAATATTTCTTGCCTGATAATAAGAGTCACTATACGTTCCGTCACTACGTGCTCCATGCCACTTTCCCTTACCTATTATATATTCATAAACATATTGTCTTTTATATCCCTTACCATCAAGTCTAGGTATAGCTTTACTAGTTATAGTAACTACATCTTTTTCTATTTCATAGTCTATCTTATACTTATCTAAAAGTTTCTTAACGCTTTCAATAGTTTCATTTTTAACGATGTATTCTTTTTTATTTCTTACTTCAGAGAATACAAATCTTTCCATGAAGTCTTTTATATTTATAGAGCTATAGTGCTTACTAGGTAATCCTTCCTCTACCCAAGGCGACCACCGTCCAGTAGTATAATAATAAGCATATCTCTTTCCCGAATAATTCACCCAAAGCATTGTCGCACCTTCTCTTAGAGAATATTTAACTCCTTCTAAAGAATCTAAATATTCTAAAACATCGTCAAGGGTTTCTTCTACATCATGCTTAAATTTTGGTTCTCCTTTTGAATTCACACCAGAAAAACTCCATTTGTATTTTTGCTTAGTATTGTTATCCATCATTACTACCTCCATAATTTAGGTAAATTCTCTTCACTAAACCATCTAAAATTATTCTTCTCAGCCCATTCTGCATGACTCCTTTTAGTCCCATCCTTTCTTTTTTTAGCTGCTGGCATAGGAGCCTGTGGTTTCTGAAATAAGAATACAAGTTCTGTATTTTTAGGTAAACTTTTACGAATCCATATATATTTGCTATATTCTGCGTGATCCCAAAACCTACCTTTAGCTTCTAATAAAATTAATTTAGATCCAATCTTACGAATGAAATCTACTTCATATGTTTTTTCTATTATATAATTTATTAAGTCTCCTCTAAGTTTCCAATTTTGTAATACATCTTTATGTAAAGTATATTCCCAAGAACTATCGTAACCCTTTGGAACATTTTTTTCTTTAGGTCTAACTTTTCTAGGTTTTCTTCTCATAAGATATTACCAAAAGAATTACTTCTTTTTACATTACGATTCTCAGAATATGCTTTAATATCTTCTAATAACATATTATTAATATTAATATTTTTTTCTTTTATTAATTTTTTAATTTTTTTAATTATCCATCTATATGAATAGGCTGATAATATAATTTTATTTCCTGTATATAAATGAGTATCGGGAGGCATAAATTTTATAACATTTGTTATATTAATTTTTCTTGCTTCTTCCTCCGGTACTTGTAATTGTATCCATTCTACAAGAATTTGTAAAGCTTTTTTTCTTATTTTTTTAGATAATCTATTATTCATTTAATTATCTCCAATACCTTTGGCTCCTTCTCAATGTGTGTAAAATATACTGGACCTTTAGCGTAATCAAATACTCTTAACCCTTTACCATCATTAGAATTTTTATGACATTTAAATTTATGAGGACAATAATTACACTCCTTAGCTAATTTTAAATTACCAGATAGTCCTTCTGGCACAGGGTCATAACAAAACTTAGGAGGAGTCTTTCTTTTTACAATCTTTTTAATATTTTTTATCCTAACTTTTATATTAGGCTTATCAAATTCTTGAGGTATATATAGTGCTATCTCTCCTGTCTCTTTATTAAGAGCTAAGAAACCTCCGTTGGATGTACCCATAGCCTCTTCATAGGCTGCTAGTTGAGCTAAGTAACCGAAGGTATCATTCTCTGGTAAAGTTTTATTCTTAAACTTCTTAAAGGCGTAACCAGAGGCTGTCTTTACATCTACTACTTCTCCATCTATAACACAATCCATGTGACCAACAATGCCATCAACCTTAACTTCTTTTTGTTCTGATTCAACCTTATGTCCTGAGAGCCTAACAAAGAATAATAGTAATACTTCTAACAGGTGACCATAAAGAAATTTAATATACAGGCTCTCTGGAATAGATCCAGAAGTCTTTTCAGAATTTAAATCAAACCATAGTTGTCTATCAGGCTTACCTAAATTTGACATTCTTAGGGTAGGATTTAAATTAGAATCACTGCTTCTAGGAGTAGCCCATTCTTTTAAGGCATCAGTCATATCATTTCCAAAATCTTTAAGTAGATTATCTGGAATAGATATAGATTCACCTTCTGATAATACAGAAATCTTTTTGTATATATCAGGAACTAATGTTTCTAAATTTTTAGTCATATTGCTTCTATGGTTTTAATAGCTTTTGATATAGATATATTAAACCATTCTCCTTTGTAGGTTTTTGAAATCTTTTTTAATTTGCTATGTACTTTTTGTTCTGCACTTTTCCTATCTTTAAATTTTCTATTATAACATAATTTATAATCTCTGAAAGGACTAGATGTTTGATACTGATTACATCTATCTTTTGCATCAACTGCCATGCCTACTTTAATCCAACCATCCCAACAAGGATTAGATATAATATATACATGTCCTTCTGTAGATTTTTCATAGCCCTCTAAAGAGGCAAAGGCAGCCCCTTCAAATGTTTTAAACCTTCCCGGTTTGTATAGGGGATGCTTTCTAGAGACATACTTACCATCAACATACATTCTTTTAGTGTGTCCTTCATATTCTGTATCTTTTCTACATTCTTTACACCGTGATTGTAAACCATCTTTTTGACTAGAGTCTTGATGATATCCGCTAACATCTTTAATCTGTTGGCAGAGGTAACAAAGTTTAGTATTAATGTGTTTCACTCCAGTTGTCTCCTATTTTATATTCGGCATCTAAAGGACATCGCATAGAATAATAATCTGCTGTTTCCCTAATTGATTCAACTGCTAATGTCCCTATAATATGAGATTGATCTTCTTTAACTTCCATCTGCCATTCATCGTGAATGTTAGCAACAAATTTATAATCAAGTCCCATCTTTTGTAGCTTGTTATTTAATATAACTAAGCCCCTTTTCATAACAATAGATCCTCCTCCCTGTAATAAAGAATTAAGTGCTGCATGTTGATGTCTTAAAGTTATCTTTCTTCCATCTAAACCTTTTAGGTATCCTTTTTGAGAAGCCCTATCAACTCGCTTTCTAAGAGAGTTAAATGATGGTGTACGACTAAGAAAGCGTTCTCGCAATCTCTTACCCTCGACTTTATTTCCTTTAATGATTCCACCAATTTTTGCATCTCCTGCTCCGTATATGAGGGCGTAGATGAAAGTTTTTGCCTGATCTCTTGATTTAAGTCCAGCAAGTTCTTGGTTAGTGGAATGAATATCTCCGTTGATGATTTCATCAATATACCTCCTATCATCCATATAATGTGCAAGCATTCTAAGTTCTAGTTGGCTTGCGTCTATTCCTAATAAATTATAGCCTTTATCTACAGTCCAACAAGATCTGCATTCAATACCATAAGGGTTATGAACACTAGGAACTTGTGCCATATTCGGGTATCTATGAGACATTCTACCAGTTATAGTTCCTGTACACATAACAAACCCATGTACTCTTTGATCTTCTTCTACTGCATCAATCCAAGATTGAATCTGAGCTATTCTCTTTTGTAATAATAAAAACTCTGCTATCAAATTAGCTTCATGTATATGAGTTATCTTTTTTAAAGTTCCTTCATCTACTATAGGCTGTCCTGTAGGAGTAAATCTTTTAGGCTTCCATCCTACATCTTGCAAATACTCACCTATTTGTTTTCTAGATCCAAGATTAAAGTGTTGTAATTTTTTTCTTATAAAAGGTTTAATCGTAACTTTACCTTTGCCAAACATCTCTATATCTTTAGCTATGATCGAATTAAACCTATCAAACTCTTCATCAGTTAATCCCCTTTTAGATAAGGTTCCATCCTTCTTTATATAAGGAACCACTTCTTTATCATCAACCCATTTAGGCTTAAATGTTTTTTGAACCTCCTCCTCTACTTCTTTTTTTCTTTTATTTAAAGAGCTTAGTAATAGTATAGCTTTCTTTTCATCAAACTTAAATCCATTATCTCTTTGGACAGCTATTATTTTACTAGTTTCATGCTCTAGTTCTACTGATTCTTTTGAAAATCCTTTACCTTCTTCTTTTAAATGAAAAAATAATTTCTTATTTAATCTTACATCTTTAATACAATACTGTAGCATTTCAGAAGTATACTCTTTAAAATCAGTAGGCTGTTTATCTTTATGGAATTTTAATTTAAAACCCCAAGCTTCAAGACTATGGCCTCCTTCTCTAACTGGATTAAATAATCTAGATAAAACTAGAGTATCTATAATTGTTTTATTTTTAAATAAATTAATACCTTTTAATTTTTCAATTATCGGAATATCAAAGCCTATTATATTATGACCAATTAAAGTATCTGCTTTTTCTAATAGGTGTATTCCCTCATCTATTTTATCTGGTTCAAAGGAATAAACTTTCTCGCTATTTAAATCTATAGCTACAATACACCATATTTTAGTAGCTTTTAAATCATCTGTTTCAATGTCAAAGACTAGTTGCATTACTTTCTCCTAAAATAATTCTTCATCACTTATAACTGTGAATAATTCATCCTCCTGTTCTTCTGATAATCTTCCTGTTTCTTTATTATAAACTAATGTAGTTGCCATTCCTACATCGCCTGTATATCTAGATTTTAATATCCTAAGTTTTGTTGTTCTAGATTCTAATTCATCATCTGACTGTTGATTTCTTTCTAATGCAATAACACAATCGGATAATTGTGCGATACTATTAGAGCCTCTAAGATGAGATAGGTTGACAACCACTCCATTTTCATGTCCTTTGTCTCCACTAATTCTGCGTAAATGAGAAACTAAAATAACTCCTGCTCCTGTTTCCTCTACAATGCTTCTTATTCTAGTCATAATATTATCTATAGCTCTACGTTCATCTCCTTCTGTTAAGGAACTAACTAACATATGTAAGTGATCTATAACAATCCACTTACAATCACATCCTATAATAAGATACCTAAGTTTAGAAAAGATTTCGTCTATATCATTAGTACCAAAATGGGCATGAACAAAAATATTATCATCTGCAAATACTTTTCTATACATTTCCTTTATTTTATAATCCTCAAATTCATCTCGAATATGATCAACATATAGTCTAGCATTAGCTTCTATTGATAGAATACCATCTGTTGTTCTCTTCCAATCCTCTTCTAAGGCTATGATACCTACATTATCATTTGTAGTTTTAACTAGCCAATGCTCTAACTCTCTAGTTATACTAGACTTTCCTAAGCCAGTACCTCCAGTTAAAGTAACTAGTTCACCCTGTCTTAATCCATATAATTTTTTATTAAGTCCTTCCCACGGATAGGGCACACTGTCTTTCTTTTCTCTTTTTAAATATTCATTTTCTTTTTCTGATATTCTTATAATACCACTAGGAGTATAAACTTTAGAATCCCACCAAGACCTTACAAACTTTTCATGTTGCTTTTTAACAAGCATTTCATTAGCATCTTTAAAACCATTAGGTAAGGTAAGAATCTTAGCTTTACCCGGCTTTAAAATTCTAGCTACTTTAATAGCTGCTTCTTTGCCCTGCTTATCTGTATCAAAACAGATAACAACATTATCAAAACTTTCTATATACTCTAAGTTTTCTTTAATATCTCCAACTGCTGAGAGTGCACCATTTTTAATAGAGACTACTGCCCACTTAGAACCTAGTAATTCATAAGCAGCCATAGCATCACATTCTCCTTCCGTAATTGTAATGTATTTCCCACCCTCTTTGAACAGATTTTGTCCAAATAACCCCGTCCCTGATGGTGACCCTCTCCATGTGAAATCTTTTGTAGCTATATCTCTTACTTTAGTTGCCGTTAATTCATTATGAATATATAAAGGATACAAATGTTTAGAAATAATTCCTTGACTATTGAATATACTTTTAACTCCATATTTTTCTGCGGTTTGTTTAGAGATACTTCTATCAGTTAAGGGAGCAAAAATAGAATTTTCGGAAGATAAATTATTCATTATTTCTCCTCTTGTTGGTTCTGTATAAGTTTCATTTGCATTATACTTAGGAAAAAATTTAGCACAACTAAAACATTTAGCTGATCCATCTTTATTTAAAGATAGTGCATCACTACTTTTACAAGCAGGACAAGGTAAATGATATTTTACAAATTTCAATTTATTTTCCACTACAAATCCTTTATATAAAAAAAGGCTAGGTATAATTAGTCGGTATACCTAGCCTAATAATTTAATCAGCCGACTTCTGATCGTTGCTAACTTCTTCTATCTTAGCCTCATCACAATTCATAAGTAAGTCCTCTAAAGTTGACCTATGAACTTGACTAGCTATAACTAATGACTCATTCATTATTTCTAAAGTAGCAACCTTCCTAATTATGGTATTAGCAGTAATCTTTTTTTGATCATCACTAATTTGATCAGTTTCAAAACTTACTACATCTCCATCTTTTAATGTAATGTTTACAATCATTAGAACTCTTCTCCTCCTTCTAGTGAATCAAACTCTGCACCGTCTTCAGTTTTGTAAGATACAAGATCCAAGACTTGCATAGCTTGAAAGTCTAATCCTTTAAAATGACCAAAGGAATTTGTAATTTCCCATTCATCATATTGTACCTTTACTTTAGAACCATTACCTACTAGAACATCTATTTCTTCCTTATTTTTATTATACAATAATGGTGCTGGTCTAGTTCCCTTTTTCCCATTAACTTTGCGTTTAATGGTAATAGCTTTACCAACTTCTTCATTATTAACTACAAGATTTTTAATCTTGAAGCCTCTATTTTCAAAGTCTGCCGCTACCTCTGGCTGAACTACCAGATCCACCGAATATACAGGCTCGTATCTAGTATTCGGTGATGTTACACTCGCCCAATAAGCGATTCCTTCTTGTATAGCCATACTTTATTACCTCCTTATGATAATAATTAATTAATCACATTCATATACTAACATATTAAGTATTCGTTGTCAACCTCCTTCTGCATCTTTCCAAAGATCATTGTAAAAACAATAGTTTATTCTATCATTATCAGTCTTATAAGTAAATTGAACAGATAATAAATTTATTACCACTCCTTCTGTAATTTTATCTAGATGAGGCTGTTCATGTACAATTCTTTGTCCCACTTTAGGGAACTTAGTAATTTTTCTCATATTCTCTGTAAGACTCCGCTTAATAAAATGAAAATTGCTATGGAATTTAAGGTTATAAGTGACCTATCTTTCCATAAACATGCTACCCAAAACCACCCTATAGCTCCAATTAAAGATAATATATTATCTAGTAAGTTGGACATCTCTGTAGCTCTAATAGCCATAGCTGCTATTAAAAATCCAGAAGATACCCACTTGATGTACCATGATAGGCCATCTTTAGGTGTACTCATTATGGTATCATGCAGAAGGAGCTTTGTAGTTGTTTATTTAATTTAACTATATCAACATCAAGAATACCGACTAGTTTTTCTAGGTCTGCCATTTCTATGGATATATCATTTTTAAATATTTCGTTATCTTTTTCTAAATTAGCAACATCATCTTCTATATAACTAATTTTATTTTCAGATTCATCAATAGTATCTTCGGCATCTGTTAATCTATTATCAACATCATCAATTATTCTTTCATGACTGTCTACTCTATCTTCAAGTTGAGTTAACTGTTTATCATCTGGAATATCTAAAAGTTCTAATTCTAATTCGTTTACTCTATTTAAAAGATTTTCTATCTGCTCTTTACAAGAACAGCCACAAGTAGATTTAGTATTTACTACTAATTTTTCAGACCCTTCTGTTTTAATAGTCATTGAATTGCTCCTAATTTTTCCATTAATTAATTATGGTGTTGTCTTTCCATATTGTTTAGATCCTGATTAGAGATAGCATTGTGTGCTATAGATTGAAAGTATTCTAACATAAGATAGCTAACACTGTAACTATTGAATATACTTTTAACTCCATCTATCCTTTCAAGCACATACTCAACACAGTCCTCAAATAAATCAAGGCGATCTTCAATAGTCCAATACTCCTCAACCAATTCTTTAACACTTTCTCTGAAGCTATCATTTTCTTTACTACTCATGCTGCTATCTCCTTAGTCCACCAGTTAGGTTTGTCTCTACCATTATCCCACTTAGCATAGTGCTTCTCGTGTATACAGTAGTCACGATAGGCTTTGATAGGATCATCGTTCTTGTATTGGTCAGGCATACACTGTGCTATAGGTGTCATACTTCCTTGCTCTATATTTTTAGGTGCTGAAAGTAAATGTTTACCTAGTTTACTAACACTTGCATGGTGCTTATCGTATCTAAATGTATACTCTATACCAAGTGCTAGGAAGTGTGTGAATAACCATTCGTAATTCCCACTAGATTCTCTAGCCCATATAGTACACGGATGATTCTTGTAAGCTGTCTTGTACAATCCATTAGCATCTGCATACTCATCACCATCTAATACTCTGTGTGCAGTAGAAAGCATCTGAGCCGTTTCTAAGGGCATCTTAACTAGCATCTTATCAGGCTGTGCTTCTGCTGATTTAACAGGGCAATCACTAAAATAAAATATGTTCATTTACTATCCTTTAAAGTATTTGTCCCACTCTTCTTTATTAACCCCTAACTTTATAAAGTCTCTCTCCCAAGGAGTAAGATTAGGAAAAGCATCTTGTATTAACGTGCCACTTTCCCATGCATCTAGTTCCTTTTGAGTTACCTTTAATTCAAACGTATAAACCTTGTTAGTTAAACAAGATCGTCTAGTTATAAACATCATTTATTTTCCTTAAGTTCATAAAGTTCGTTATCTAAATCCCACTTCTGTTTATCTCTAGCTCGTTGTTTTCTGTAAGCTTTTACCTTATCCCTCTGTGTCTTAGGTTTATGAAACTTATCCATATTTTTCTTAACTGGATTCCTACTAGGCTTCATTACTAATCTCCTTAGTTCAACAGACTACTATGCGGCTATTTCTAATCCTTTAAAGACTTCTCTAACTTTATCTTGCCTCCTAACTTTAATAGCTGATATATTATTCTGAGCAGTCTTTTTACCAGCAGGAGCATGAGTAGCCCAATGCGTTAGTGTATTATACACAGCCCATAGGTTACTGCCAAGAGCTTTTCTTTCATCATTTACATAATGATTAAATAGATTCATTAAGGTTTTATTACGATATACTTCTGGTTGATCTAATAACTGAGAGGTACTTAAAGAATTAGAATCCTGAGAATTTAAGTATTTACAATTAGATATCTTACCAAAAATATTAAGAGATTCAAGTGAAGTGAGTTGTATATTTTTCCACTCCTTCCAACGCTCTACTTCTTTCTCATAAACTTCTAAAGATTTAGATAATTTCCTAGAAGCATGAGACATATTAAGACCTTTAGTATGCTTGGCTTTATACATTGCAAAATCTTCTATAAATACCTGACCATTTAAACATACTCCACGAACAGCCCCTATGTCTATATGAAAACACCAGCTACCATCAAAGCTATTACGAGCTACTATTTCTAAGATACTAGAATCTCCTCTATTGGTTTCTATTTCATGGGCTGGAAAAGTATAACGGGCATAAGCTCTTGCTCCATTATGACTAGTCTCTATATTTCTTTTTACATTTGTAAGATCAAGATTAGAGTTAGTAATAATATTTTCAACAGTTCTAAAAGCATTAGGGTGTTGAGCTACTTCATAGCCGTCACTAACAACTGCAATACTTTCATTGTTGTCACTACGAACTAATGTTTTCTTATTAGGAACTGTATACTCCATATGATTATGGACTCTATAAAACATAGGTTTAGATTCCACATTAAAGTGGGCTTCTCCATAGTCTCCTAGATTATTTAAAACTTCTTGCCTTGAATTTATAGCTATTACATTAGACATTTATCTCTCCAATTATTTATTAACTTCAAGAACTTTCATAGTGCGATTAGTCTCACCTAGTTTAACAAACTTTTTAAACCATAACTCCTTATAAGGCTTTGTTAATTCTTTGTA